CTGGTATATTACTATATCAGGATAATGACTATACCCTTAGATGGGGGATAGTCCAACCAATTAGCGAGGAAACTTCCAAATTAGGAAGTTGATCCTAAATGGAAAGAACCCAACCAGTGGTAAGATCCCTTACTTCGGTAAGCATTGATATCTGGACATCACACAAAACATAAACCAATGCAAATACAATTAATTAAAATCATACTTACATGGTTAACATTTTGGTTTTATCCTAATGTTGATAACCGTGCTGCTGCTATAGAAGAACTTTTATTTAAAGTTAATCTATGGTCAGAATCCAAAGGAGAGCTTTGGGTGATAAATCACCTTAAAGAAATCCGATTGTTATACACAAGACACCAATGTGGTGACCCAGTAGCGCAATCTCCAAGAATAATTGGAATAAGAAAAGATGGATTGCCAAAAGGCTTTCCAATTCTTAATTCAATATATCTTGAGAATAATAAAGGTTTTAGCTTTACGCTAACACTTTTATCTATCAGTCGAACAATAAAAGCATGGAAGGATCCAAGTACTTCTACTATTACTAACCCTTATACAGGAATTAGTGATGTAGGAAGTTATGAATCCCGGATAAAAGAAATCTGTAAAGATTTCAATATCCGACCATACGACTACGGTTGGACTAATGATAATCATTATTATTCGATCAAAGCTGGTCCTAACGGATTAGCTACTTGGTCTGCCCCTTGGGATGCTATACAAAGTGGTTATAAAATAACACACTTAATAAGAACATTTAGTAATGATCTTGCAAATCAATTAGATCTTTGGGCTACTTATTCAACTACGTTGAAGAAAGTTTTCCTAAAACCTAATAAAGATGAACAAGATTCACTACTACGGAAATTATCAATTATAAAAGATCCAGAAGGTAAATCACGAATAATCGCGATTTTTGACTATTGGTCACAAACCATATTAAAAGTGGTTCATGATAAATGTTTTAATTTATTAAAACATTTCCCAATGGACAGAACCTTCACACAAGATCCACATGTGGATTTTGCTGGTCCTTATTATAGTTTTGATCTTTCCGCGGCAACTGATAGATTTCCTATCAGTTTCCAAATGATCTTAGTAGAACATCTCTTAGGGAAAGAGAAAGCAACAGCTTGGAAATCAATATTAATTGATAATGAATTCTATGCACCATTTGAAGACAAATTCGTAAAATACGAAGTTGGTCAACCTATGGGAGCATATAGTTCATGGGCCGTCTTCTCCTTATGCCACCACTTAATCGTGCAAATTGCAGCGAAAGAGTGCGGCCAGTATCCAACCAATAATTATATATTATTAGGGGACGATATTGTAATTGGAGGTGAGGCTTTAGCTAAAGCTTATCAACGACATATTGAAATGCTTGGAGTAGAGATCAGTGTTCACAAAACTCATAAGAGTTCTAATACTTATGAATTTGCGAAACGCTGGATCAAGAACGGAACGGAAGTGTCAGGACTACAAGTCTCTGCTTTTATGCAGACGCATAATAATTATGCACTTGTATATTCTGCACTGCGTTCATATCTTGATAGAGGGTTCATACCCGCTAACTTTGCTCCACTATCCGAGTTAATCTTTCACTTGAATATAATGATGGGAATGCCTTTAAGAAAGGCATTCAACATTAACAATCAAGTTAATAAATTGCACGCTTTAGTTCGGTGGATCCAATACGATGATATGACACCAATAAGAAATTTATTGGCGAACATATTACCGCATGAAGCACCAGTTCCCATAGAAACCAGTCCTCATCTGATTCCATACTTAAGTATGAGATTAGAATCGGTTCTGGCAGGACAACATGGTCGACTTCTTAAAGCTATTGACGGATTGAAAAATCAATTCGTTAATAAACTTAAAAAAGAATTCGAACCATCTTGGCCCGAAAACTATGGAGGTGTTACTCCAGATAGTGCGAACGCTGAGTTCCATGGTGATGTCTTAGGTACTACAAGAGGTGATCTAATTGGACCAGGAGGATTGATGAATCTTCCCGTAACTCATGCATTAAGAGCCTTAGAAATAAGACTTCATAATGATGTGAGACTATTCCACCCAGAGACGAATTTCAAAGATGCCATAATGGCACTTTGTATTCCATCTATAGAAAGAATAGGTTCAACTAGAACCGAGGATTCTGTAAAACTACTTACAGCTAAAATAGGTAGAGAATTCATACAGAGTGCTAAACTCTATATGACAGACTCTAACCTACAATATACTGAAGAAAATTTCTTCAATATAGATAGCATAGGTAGAATGACAGCAGCCCCGATTACCAACAAGGTAGAGACCTTAGCTGATCAATTGGGCCCAGACTTTGATTTCTCCAACTTTATGTAGGAGACCAAGTCCGCCCGGCGGTTCGCAGTCGCTCGATAGATCCATACCTGTGCCCCGGATTTCCGGAACGCAAGGGAGGTACCCATCGAAATACGATGCAAGCGGTCGATCAGGTCAACCATGTACTCATGCTTATAAGAAATTGTACTAGTGGAAGTTCATCACTTTCACTAATACATGGGGCTTATAAGCCTTATCCTATTATTG